TAGGAAGCCGGTATGATTGTTACATATAAGGGGAAGAAAAATTTCTTTTAGGTACTTGCTTTCCTAAAACTGATGTGATACAATGATTTAATCCAGAAAAGGAGTAAAAAATATGCGGCAAGGTATACAAGCTGCTTTGTAGAGCCTTTTGAAAGTGTGAAGGCTTTCTGATTGCTGTCATAATCCGTGGACTGGTACGATCCCGTATAGATACCGCACATTACGGAGTCGACGAGCATAGCACTCGTATCGATGGATATCGCTTTTGTCGTTGCCTTTATTCCGGCTTTTGCTGTAACAGTAAATTTACTTCCCGTCTGGGATACAGAATAATCAAGATATACCTGTTCTCCGTATCCGTCACCTGTGTATGTGTTTCCGTATACTGTTGCCATTTATATCATCCTCCTTAGCGACAGGTGGCCATTTGATCTCATGACCCACCCGACTTTTCCGACACGTTCTCTGGTTGCTGCATTCGTTGTCTGCATGAATAAATTCGTCGCAACAATGTCCGTGCTATAAAGACGTTCTCCGCTCAAGTAGGCTACTTCGTTTCCATTGTTGTTAAGGGCGAGCCTTGATCCCGTGATCGTTACGTTATTTTTGCCTTTCTCGCCAATATATGCTTCATCAACACCAAAGGATGATACGACCACCTCACGGCTCGTATCTACGATGTTCATCCCGATCGAAGTAATATCATTTCGATATCCACTATCAGCGCCAAGGATATGGGAGCCGTTTGCATCATGCCAAAACCACTCCTTCTGCTCGTCTATATCACCCTGTGCCGCCTCTGCCGCAGCCTGTGCAACCGATGCTGCAACACCTGCTACTCTGGCGGATTCTGTTGCTGTGATCGCCTGCGTTTTTGCCTCGCCTGCATATGTGGTGGCGTTTGCGGCCTGCGCCTTCGCATTCGTCGCCGCCTCATTTGCTGTCTTAGCCGATGCAATTGCGCTTTCTGCAGCGGATGCTGCCGACATTGCATGCTCCGTCGCGAGAAGTGCCTGCGTATCATCAGTGGGCGGAGCTGAAACATTCCCCATAAGCCATGCAGATCCGCCCGATATCCGAACTTGCACGATATCTCCCTCTTTGGCATTGATCGTTCTTTTGATCGGTGTCTCATCGACTCCGCCCGGAATATGTACCCATACGGTCTGGCCTTCCACCCTTGTAACAGTGGCCTGCGTATCATAGGGCTTGGTCTCTCTATTTCCCGATGACTTTATGACATCGACAAATTCTTTTTTTATACTCATACTGCCTCCACTTCCTCTGTTGTTTTCGCGTTATACCCAAGTTCGACGTTCTGGCTTTTGATCCTGAACAGTCCGTCTAAGCCCTGCACCGGGTAATGGAGCCTGATCAAATCTCCAACCAGCACGTCCGGATGAAAACGCCTGTCATATTCTGCTGTAAGCTTGATTTGCTGAAGCTCCCTAAGTCTTCTGACAGCATATTCACTGATGGATTCTCCCGTATTAAAAGTGCAGGAGGTTTCTTCAGACCAAACTTCTCGGCCTCGTCTTATAGTCGATAGTGGACTATCTGGTGAATCGTCTCGGGCGACAGCAGACAGTTCTTCATGCACAGCCCTGAACACATTCGGACAAGAATACCAATCATATTTGACGGTGATCGTCGGTTCGAGGACATCTTGTTCTATAGGATCAAATCCTGTGGTATCGACTGAGGCTTTTTCACATAGTTCTATTGTTCCATCACCATATATTCGTATACGCCAGTCGATAGCTGCGAGCACCTTCTCTGTCATAGAAAGATGAGTTTCACCATCCTCTGCGATAATGGATGACTGAAGCGATGGAGAAGTACTATTTGTAATAACAGGTGCCGGACAGCAGGAGAGAAGTTCACGTATCACTGTTGAACCGTCAGTACCTGCTGGGACGTAATATCCTCGGTCAAGGAGTACATCTTCGGCAGCCTTTAATACGGAGTAACATTCCAGCGTATTCTTCTCGAAACATCCGTCCATGTCCCTCGATGGACTTGTGGCAAGGCCAGTAAAAAGCGGCTCATGAGAAGCCGCTCCATTCTGACGCGCATCAAGGTAGACGCGTATATATTGCTCTTTTCCGAGATCGTATGCCTTGCACTCGATATCGGCAGACTCTCTCAGGCCGTCTTCCGATCTGCTGATACTGCCTCCTGTGATCTCTATCCTTTCTTTTTCCCTCCAGCTTACCGGATCGATAATGTATGCATAATAGCTCGCGCTATATCCATTGTTCCATTTCATTGTGTCAGACCTCCTCACTTATCCATTCGGCGTAGGTAAGGCCGTCCAGTTCCTCCGGATCAACGCGTGTGACCGACAGGCTATATTCAGCGCGGATTGTGCTCGCGTCATAGCGTCTGTCCTCGCTGACCTGAATGTCGCACTTGAAGCTTGATCCATCGACCGTTCGGATGTGACAGATGCCCGGATATGCTGCAAGGCGTCTGAACTTCCGCATCGTGTCCTGATCCTTTATGGTTACCGTTGAGCCCTTTAAGGATGCAGTCCTGCCGATGGCTTTGTTCCAGTCGCCGGTAACGGAGCCGCCCAGATACCTTGTTTCTTTGAAGTCCTTCTCCCATGAATTGGAGTGGGTAACATCATAGTAAAACTCGATCTGCTCACCCTCGAAGTCGATCAGGGAATAGATGATATTCAAAGCGTCGCCGTCTTCTGCTGTGATATCCAGCCAAGCGATCTCATTATCCGCTGTGATGTAATCGCCATCAGCGGTACGGTAGACGATCCGATGGCCACCAAACTCACCAATGGCAGGATAAGGGTCAACGTAGGTCACTCCAAAGGCTCCACCGGATACAATAAGCTCCGGCCTGTCAGCTGATAGCCTGTAGATATCACAGGTATCTCCCTCCACAAAGCCTTCTGGAGCTATTGGTGTGATGAAAGCAACCGTACCGGATATGGTCGCGGTGCCTTCTGGGATCACAGCCTGATGCGACCAATGCACCTCAAAGTCAATGCTTGCCGTGCTGCTTTGTCCGAGGCTGTCCTGTACGGTTGCTACCAGCCGATACTGCGCACCGTCATCGAGGCTTCCGATCAGATCTTCCCGGCCTATGCTGATAGGAGCTTCTCCTGTCTGTGAGAAGAGCAGGATCGTTTCTCCTGTAAAGCCATTAAAGTCCTGTTCATCTGGCCTATCCATGTGATAATCCTCAGCCCGTTCAATGACAAGGGTGGTCGTACCACCCGTGCCTGCGCCCGTAATAGTAGCTGTGAGCGGCAGCGCTGTAAGAGCCATCACTGTTCTGGAATTATCATCAACGATGATTTCCTGTCCCACGAGGCTTGTGCTTTCGATAACAGCAGTCAGCTCTTCCGCGATGATTACCGGTACCGGATCAGACCATTCGTCGGAAACACGACCGGAGCCAGATACGACTCTGACACACAGATAGTGAGTCTCGCCGGAAGTCCAACCGAGCTTTTCTGCATATAGGGTGATATGCTGTGCAGTCTGGGTGCTGGCGATGATATCGCCATACTGGACGCCTTCGCCTGTGATCGTTGCTTCACAGATTTCAGCATAAGCCTGCCCGGTTCCATCACCGGATACATATGACCAGAAAGCGGAGAGGCTTCCATCGGCAGTGATTACACTTTTGGACAGTGTCAGGGTAGGTACGCTCGGAGCCGACGACAGGTCGATCATGGCCAGTGCAGACCACGCACCGTATACACCATTATCTCCATAGCCCTTGACAAGCCGTACCCTGAAGTACCATCGTTTGCCGGTTTCGAGGCCAGATACATTCCATTCACCTGCATGGGTGTTATTGATCGTATAGGTTTCCGGCTCGGAGGTGCTTTCCCATGCGTCCTCATGGTCAGCCCATGAGATGACTGCGCTTTGTGCTTCACGCCATGTCCAGTCCCATACCACCTTAACGGTGCCGCTGATCGCTGTCGCATTCACAGATACGTTCCCGGGAGCATGCGGAACCTGACCGCCTTGCCAGATGGGAGCATCTGATTTCATGCGCGGTGTGACCGTATAGGCGTCAACACCATCAGCTCTTGTAACACTGGTGTAGCTTCCGACACAGGCATAGACACCAAACTCGTAAGAGTCCTCAGAAGACCAGTCCGGACACTGCACAGCGACCTGCGTCTGCCCGGCAGGGATGATGCCGACCGTGGCAGCCTTATCCGGTTCAGAGCCAGTTCTGAAGAGCACCACAAGAAACGATTCCGGAACATCCGAGAGGTTGTTTGCGGTGACCGTTGCCCGGAAGGTGGTGTCATCCGTCTGTATATCCGTGATCTCCGGATCTTTTAGGGAGCCTGCGCTGGCAAGCACCCAGCCGGAATAGGTTGTCTGGTACAGGTGGGTGGAGCTTACCCGTACAAAGAGACATTCATCCTTCGCAAGATTCTGGCTGATAAAGGAGGATGCCGCGCCGCCTGCACCGGACATGGTTCCGATCATCCCGTCAGCCGTGCCGTTGTAGGTAAGACCCTCCTCGGGTACCTTGATGGCATATTCGGCTGTTGTCGAATCGACCGGGTAGGCGTTGTTCTTTGTCTGTGACCATGTGACCTTCACCTGCATGCCGCCAGCCTGATTGGTGACGTTTGCTTTGACGTTCGAAGCGGCATAAGGCGCGGAGTAAACACGGTAGGAGTAGCGCCATTCGCTGACTCCGGCAGCACCACGCGAACGCACCCGGAACCATCTGGTATGGGAGCCGGATGCGATGGTAGATGCTGTTTCCGTATAAGTCCTGCTCCCGGAAGCACCGCCAGTGCCGGAAGTCCAGCCCTTATCGCCGCCATAGTCATAGTTTTCGACCAGCTTTGTTTGTAACTCAACGTCCGTGAATACCTTGTGGGTATTGGACGTATCGACACTCCAGCTGAAGGTACACTGGTTATAATTGCTCTCGCTTGGAGATGCGGACAGGCTGGGCTTTGCCGGGACTTCAATAGAGAACGCCTGACTTACCCAGTCCGACCATTTTTCTTTATTGGATACACCCCTTACCCTGAACTTGAATTCCGTGATCTTCGGCTTGCCGGAGTAGGGGAAGTAGTTTGACAGCGAAAGGGAGACCGACTTACTGGTCACCGCTTTGCCGATGTTTACAGCAGTTGTCCATTTATCAGACTTTCCAGCACGGTTGACCAGATAGGAAAACTGCTGCTTATCACTGTATGATTCACCTTTCTTCCAAGAGCAGGCGAACTTCATACCGTTCCTTGCTATAGATAGGCCTTTCGGCTTTTTACTTGTTTTCTTTCCCATATCACACCGTCCTCATTTCCAGTCTTATTTGTTTTACGAACTTGCGAGCCCATTCCTCCGGATTCTCAGCGCCGGAAACCTCCACGTTGATATTCACATCACCGGAGCGACCGGTCTTTCCAGCGGAGAGCAGGGCGTTTGCAATTTCATCACCGACACCGGATACAGCCGATGTGATCATATTCATCAGCGAGTCTGTGCCGACCACTGTTTCCGATCCAGCCTCACCGCCGCCAAGCAGCGATCCGTTTTTCATACCGAAGATCGTCGGGCTGTTCAGGATCATTCCTTTTTCCATCGCCTTGGCGTACCAGCTGACAGAAAAGTGCGGAAGCGATCCCTTGCCGCCGATACCGAACGGTGCCTTACCACCGGATACACTGATATGCGGCAGCTTCAGGTTGCTGAAGATCCTGCAGACAGAAAGAGGGAAGAAGCCTTTGATCTTACTGATGATTCCGCTGATCGTAGACTTTGCGGAATTGATCGGTGAGATCATGGCATTCTTGATATTTGACCATGCGGAGCTCGCTGTGCTCTTTATGCTGCTCCACGCAGATGAAAGCGTGGATTTGATTGCCTGCACAGGCGAGGTTACGGCAGTCTTGATGCTGTTCCAGATAGAGCTGGCCGTGGATTTGATGCTTCTCCATACAGAAGAAGCGGTGCTCTTGATCCCGTTCCAGAGGGACGAGAGGCCGCTTTTCACTGCCCGGATCGGCGTCAGTATTGCAGTCTTTATTCCATTGAACACTTTAGCTGCCAGTGACTTGAGTCCGTTCCAAAGGCCTGATGTGAAGCTCTTGATCCCATTCCAGATCTTCTTCCAGTTGGTGCCAAACCAGCTCAGCACGGTATTCGTCACATTCTTTATCGTATTCAGGGCTGCAGAGAGAACGCTCTTAATCCCAGTCCATACGGCGGAGAAGATTCGTTTCACTCCCTGCCATACCTTCTTCCAGTCGCCGGTGAAGATGCCGATAAAGATATCGAGCACGCCGATGATCACATCCAGCACCGTTTTCAGAACGGCAGCGATGATCTTGAATGCTCCTTCAAAAATCGGAGCGAGGATCTGGCAGAAGCCCTCCCAGATCTTTTTCATGGTAGCGGCAATCTTTCCAAAGTCGATACCAAGGCTGTCAAACCGCGACTTGACCTCAGTGACAAACTTCCCGATGGTGTTCTTGATCCCGTTCCAGATCTTGATCATGGAGTTTCGGAACTTCTCGTTAGTACGCCAAAGATGAATAAAGGCAGCCACGAGGACTGCCACAATCGCGATCACAATGCCAATAGGGGATGTCAGGAAGCCGATCGCCTTAGACAGGATGCTCGTCATGCCTCCGGCCTTGCTGACCGCTCCGGACAGCTTGGATAAGGCACCGCCGAACTTGGCAAAGCCCTGTATGGCGATTCCTACTTTCGATATCACTGTTCCAATGATTATCAGCATCGGTGCAAGGGCAGCGATAAAGCCGCCAACGATAAGGATCGCCCGGCGCTGTCCTTCGCTCATGTTATTGAGCTTATCGACAAAGCCCTGTATCGCGGACACGACTCTCCGGATCATCGGCATCAGTGCATCACCGAAGGAGATAGCGAGCTCCTGCAACTGGCTCTTTAAGATCGTGATCTGTCCCATGAGGTTGTCCTGCATGGTTTCGGCCATAGAAAGAGCCGTGCCATCACAGTTATCGATTGCACCGGTCAGCTTATCAAAGTCCTTGTCGGAGGCGTTGATAATGGCAAGCCAGCCTGCCATCGAGTTTTTACCGAAGATGGCCGATGCCGCAGCTGCCTGCTCGGATTCCGAAAGGCCGCCCATCTTGTCACGCAGGGAGATCATGGTCTCCCGGAGATTGATGGAGCCGTCCTCGTTCTCCACAAGGGAAATGTTGTATTTATCCATGAAGGATTGCATCTGCTTGGTAGGCTTGGCAAGGTTTGTAAGGCCAGTCCTAAGAGCCGTACCTGACTGTGATGCCTTGATACCGGCATTTGCCATCAGTCCCAGCGCGATGGATGTATCCTCAGCCGATATCCCGAGAGAGCCTGCAACCGGAGCTGCATATTTGAAGGACTCGCCGAGCATGGACACATTCGTATTCGCATTGGACGATGCTGCAGCAAGGACATCGGCAAAGTGGCCGGAGTCCTCCGCAGAAAGGCCGAATGCCGTCAGCGCATCTGTTACGATGTCCGATGTGGTCGCCAGATCCTCTCCGGATGCAGCGGCAAGGTTCATGATGCCCTCCACACCGGAAAGCATATCCTCGGTCTTCCAACCGGCCATCGCCATATAGTTCATGGCGTCAGCTGCTTCCGATGCAGAGAACTTGGTTTTGGCACCCATCTCACGGGCTTTTGCACGGAGCTTATCAAAGTCCTCGCCGGTCGCACCGGATACGGCAGCTACCTTGCTCATGGAACTGTCAAAGTCGGCAGCGGTCTTTACGGAGATTGCACCGAGCCCTGCGACAGCACCGGACACCGGCAGGAGTTTCTTACCGGCACCCGTGATGGAGTCACCAGCCTTTTGCATTTTAGATCCGACCTCCGCCATCTTATCCAGCTTGGATTCACAGGAGGCGGCTTCCTTTTCCAAACGCTTCAGCTCGTTCTCTGTCTCTACGATCTCGCGCTGCAGGGCATCATATTTATCCTGCCCGAGCTCGCCACGTTCCAGCTGCTCCTTTGCCTGCTTCTGGGCTTCCTTCAGTCCTTCCAGCTTTTCCTTGGTCGCACCGATGGAGTCCTTCAGCAGCTTCTGCTTCTGGGAGAGAAGGGTGGTGTTTTTTGGGTCGAGCTTTAAAAGCCTGTTCACATCGCGGAGGCTCGACTGCGTGGTACGTATGGAGTTGTTGACGCCTTTTAGCGCCTTGTCGAGACCAGTAGTATCGCCGCCAATCTCGACAGTAATGCCTTTGATTCTGTTTGCCACCGGTCTTCACCTCCTTAAAATCGATCGAAATCTTCCTGTGTAGCAAGCTGCCTGTATTTCACGCCATCGTTTGTTTTCTCTGTCCAGATATCCAGTACCAGACCTACGGTCAGAAGATCGAGGTCTGATACTGATATCCCAATTTCTACGCAGCGCAGAAGGAACAGTGGCGTGGTCATTTCCCGCTCACTTCTGCTAATCCTTTTTTTGCTTCAACATCCGTGATCAGGTTTTCACCCCAGAGCGTCAGGATCTCCGGGAGCACCTGATAGATGGAGAACATATCAAACTGATCCAGCCATTCGTCGATGGTTTTCGGAATGGACGGATCAGCATGAAAGGCCATGATGTAGGCGACGTTTTCGAAGATCTCCAGATCATCGATTTCCAGATCGTCATCATCCTTGGCCTTTTTGCTGTATGCCTTCTCCAGCTTGGTCAGGTCTTTGAAGATGTCTCTTTTGAACTTGATGCGGTAGAGGCGAGGGATGGTCGCTGAAGACCTAAACTTCACCTCTTTGCCGCAGATATCAATTGTTTTCTCAATCATTGTTCTCCTCCTGTGTTGCCGCAGCAGAGATATATACCGACTGGTACCAGTTGTCATAGGTCGCCTGATCGGTTCCATCACCGGTACGCGCTTTCACGAGGCCGTCAGCTCTCGGGTCGGCAGTGATGGAGAGCTTCTCCGTGCCCGGCTCGATGGTATCTTCCTTGGTTTCCGACTCGATGGACGGACGGGAAGAACTGCAGTTGTACAGCACGTGGCGGATCGCATTGACATCGCCGTCAAACTCGAAGAGCAGAGCGAACTTCACGCTTTCCGCGTTGGTGTTCTTCTCGACAAGTACGCCGTTAGAGTCCAGTTCCTCCTGCAGGATCTCTGTTCTGAACCATTCCGGTACCAGCGCCATCTCAAGGTCGCCGGAGTAGCCGTTGTTGGTCACAGAGCGGAAATATACAATACCGTCAGCATAGAACGGGCTGGTTTCACCCTCGGCATCCAGCGCGATGGAAACAGCGCCGGGGATCGCCTTCGGTGTACCGTAGGAAAAGGACTTCACACCATCTGTGACCGTCTCAGTCAGCTTGGCGGCATGAACGTTTTTCAGATTGTATTTGACTTTATTACCCATGTCTTAATCCTCCGTTTCGAATGAATAAAGAACCTCATATAGTTTCTCGGAGTCAATCCAGACCTCCGTTTTGTCATAAAAAATACCGTGCGCATCAAGCACGGTCTCGACGAGCGCCTCCACCTCCGGGTTCTTTTCGTCAGTGTAGAGCTCTATATGGACTTCCGTGATCCGGAAGTAAACCTTGCCATCCGCAGCGAAGTTGTCGCTTCCGGGCAGAAGGTAGGTGATGAATGGCGGATCTGGCGACTCACCCTCTGCGAAATGGTCATAGGCAGAAGGGATGTCGATCTCCGCCATCAGTTCTAACAGCTTATCCATGACGCAGACTCCTTATGATATTTTGTTCAAGCTCCTCGATGCCTTTCTGCTCTGCCGGTGCGATATGAGACCTGCCGGACACCCGGCCACCACCGCGCTTGGCGTGGCCAAACTCCAGAAGGTGCGCCAGCTGATACCGGTTCCGGGAATAGACCGTGACCTCAAAGGCATGGGAGTTCTGTTTGGTATTCTTCACCGACCAGCTCTTGGCATAGGCTCCGGTGCGGCTTGGAGCACCAGCCCGGATTTCATTGCGCACTGTGTTTCCGGTTTTTTGTACCGCAGCCTTCATTCCAAGCGTGGTGGTATTGGCATAATCCTCCAGTTCCTTCATGACCTCATCGGCCAGCTGTTCAACCTTGATCTTCTTCATGACCGGCTCGCTTTCTGGCAGATGAGCTTTACTGCCTTATGCTTGAAATTCATATGGTCGATACCGAGAATGTTGTATGCCTCATCCCGGAAGAAGACGCGGTAGCCGGTAGAGGTGAGAGCATCGATTGCCCGGCAGTGGCGCACGGTGAAGTCGATCTTGGAATCATCCACGATCCGGCCTGCATCTGTTTCTTCCTTCGGAGACTCGGAGCTTGCAGTCGCATAGCAGTTATAGTAGGGCACCCATGTGTTTTTGTGGTTGCCGTACTTATCTGTTACGACCTGATTCTTCTCGATGGTGATCCGGACGTTCAGTAATCCAATCTTCATCAGAAGGCCTCCTTCCGCATACCGAACAGAAGTGAGCGAAGCGTCATGGTAAGCTGGTGGTGGTCGGCTTCCTCCCGGTGTTCATACAGGTACCCGATGGAGTAGAGGATGGCGATCCGGGCTTCCCGAAAGTCGCTCTCAAAGACCTCCTCGTCGTTAATCCGCACGATGTCCATGCATAGCTTCTGCGCTGTAGTGATCAGGTGCTCGATCAGGGTATTCTCGTCATCATGATCCACCCGGAGATATTCCTTTGCCTCTGCAAGTGTTACCAGCATACGTTTCACCTCATTTCTGAAAGGGCGATGCCGCGAAGTGCAGCACCGCCCATGTTATGATCAGTTGCCAGAAGAAGTACCCTTCAGCTTCAGGAGCTGCACGGCCTCCGGAAGGATCAGCTTGCCGTCGACTCTTTCCTTTGCGACATATCCGATCATGCCGTTTCCAGCAAAGAGCTCCTTGAGTTCCTGAAAACTTCTGGTACCACGGTCGCCGATGTTGTAGTACTTGAAGTCGCCGAACGCGATGAACGGCTTACCGGCAGCTGCAACAGGTGCGAACGGGGAAGTGAGGCACTCATAGCCGAGCAGTCTGTCAGGCTCTCCGGCAACAAGGGCAGGCTGCCACATATACTGGCCGTTCTCGTCCTTGAGCTTTCTGATGGATGCGATGGTCTGATCGTTCAGGATGAACTTCGCGTTCTTACGATACGGACGCTTCAGGGCATACACCAGATTGATGATGTCGTCGGATTCGACCGTGTTCTTCGCAGTGATCGTAGTTGCCTGCGCACCGCCGTTGTCAGCAAAGATGCCCAGAGGCTTGCCGGAGCCGTCACCATTCAGGAAAGCATCCTCTTCGGCGTTGGCCAGAGCGATACCGAACTGGTTGATGATGTAGTTCTCCAGCTGGAAAGCGTTGTCGTAGAGCAGCTCCTCGGTGACCTTGATCGCTACGTGGAGCTTGTAGGCATCCAGCATGATCTGGTCGAAGGTCGCATCACCGAAGGTCAGTGCTTCGCCTTCCTCGATCCATGCCGCAGCAGGCTTGGTCGCTGCGATGTTGATCTTGTGCTGGCCGCTGGTTGTGATCGTGGTACCCAGCTTTCTCATGATGTTCTCTTCATTCAGGACATCGATGAGCCTGTGGTCGTATTCCTCCGGTACGAGGTAGCCGCCATTCTCGTCGATACCTTCCTGCAGAACATTGCTGATCTGACGGAAGTTGGTGCGCAGAGCCTGCAGCATGCCTTTTCTGTACTCATCAGAGGCACGACCGGTTTTCTTTTCCGGTTCATTGGCAGGCTGATAAGGTCTGCCCGTGATCGGGGAGTTGACCGGCTGGGAGAGCTCATGCTCCATCGCTTCCTGTCTCTGCATTCTGGAGATTTCACGGCTCATGTCCATGATTTCCTTCTCCATCTTGTCGTAGGTAGCGGAATCCTCATCGGAGAGGGTTCCTTTGTCTGTTCTGTGGGACTCAGCAAAATCGCGAGCCGCCGCCAGTGCCTGATTTCTTTTCTGCATCAGTTCTAAAATAGTCATGGTATAAATCCTCCTTCATTACATGAATTTTGAGATAGTGTCGAGTCGCTCGATGATGTCATCGACGGAGCGACCGGTTTCTTCGGGAACTTCCGGCTCCCTTTTCGGTATGTGATATTTGGCTTCCAGCTTGTTCACGAGGGCAGCGTTGACCGCCTTACGTGAGAACAGCAGCGCTTCAGCAGGGCTGGCCGCATCCTCCGGCGCATCTTCAGCACGCCTTAAGATGTCGTCCGCAAACCCAAGCTCCACAGCTTTGTTGGCGTCCATCCAAGTCTCTGCATCCATAAGGTGTGAGAGCTTGGCACGGGATAGGCCGGTCTTGATCTCATAGCTGTTGATGATCGACTCTTTGACTTCATCCAGCATGGCCATTGCTTTTTCCATTTCGGTGTGGTCACCGAAGGCAATGGTCGCCGGGTTGTGGATCATCATCATGGAGACCGGGGACATGAGCACCTTGGTGCCTGCCATCGCAATGACGGAGGCAGCAGAGGCTGCAATGCCGTCGATCTTCACAGTGACGCCGCCTTTGTAATCCATCAGCATGTTGTAGATCTGTGCTGCGGCCACGCAGTCACCGCCCGGAGAGTTGATCCAGACCGTGATGTCACCACTGCCGGAGTTTAATTCCTCCCTGAAAAGCTCCGGTGTGACATCATCGTCAAACCAGCTTTCTTCAGCGATGGTGCCATTCAGGAACAGCGTCCTTTCTGTCACCGGTTCCTGCGTTTCCTGATTCACTGCCGTTCTGTTTTTCCAGTTCCAGAACTTCTTCGTCTTCATTGGATTCTTCCTCCTTTCCAGCGGCAGACGAGGCCGCAAAAATACCCGCATCTTCGAGCTTGGTCATGTTTCCGTTGATGAGATATAGATCACCGCCGAGCTCGGCAGGGATGCGGTCAAGGTTCTCAAGCTCTCTGATGTCGTTGGCGCTCATCCAGCCGTTCTGCCTTGCGGTAGCGTAGCCGTTCATGCGGCTCTGGTAATCGCCGCGAAGGAGGCCGTCGACATTGAACTTGACAAAGTAGTGAGCCTTCTCATCCGGAGAGAGGAGGGAGCGGATAATGGCCTGCTCCCATCTGGCCACCCACGGGTCGAGGGTGTATTTCACAAACTCCAGTGATTGCTGCTCAATATTAGAAAAGCTCGACTTCTCCAGATCCCCGATCATGTGAGGGGGTATCCGGAAAATCCGAGCGATTTCATTGATCTGAAATTTTCGTGTTTCCAAAAACTGTGCCTGCTCTGGTGCGATGGAGATCGGCGTGTATTTCATGCCTTCTTCCAAAATCGCGACCTTCCCGGCATTCTGGCTTCCGGAGAAGCCCTTGTTCCAGCTCTCGCGCACCCGGTCGGGGTCTTTCACCGTACCCGGATACTCCAATAGGCCTCCCGGAGTTGCACCGTTTGAGAAGAACTTAGCGCCATACTCCTCGGTGGCGATGGCAAGGCCGATAGCATTCTTGGCCATTGCTATGGGTGAATAGCCCACAAGCCCGTCAAACCCGAGGCCGGGTATGTGGAGCACATCGCTTGGTTGCAGGATCACGGTTCCTGTCTTCATGGTCGGAGCATCTTCGTTTGAGACCTGATAGCTGTAATAGAGCTTCCCGTGCTCGTCCCGGTCGACCGTCATTCGGTTTGGCATGAGAGGGTATAGACCGACGACCTCACCGCGACCATTCCGGATCACCTGCGCATAGGCATTGCCCCAGAGGAGCAGATGCGTCATGAGTGTTTCCCGGAAGATGAAGGATGTCATTTCCGGATTCGGCTCATCGTGGAGCAGGAAATACAGTGGATGATCCAGTGCTTTTTCCTTGCCGCCTTTCTCGTTGTACTTGTACAGATGAAGCGGCAGACCGGCGATTGCCTCTGACAGGATGCGGACACAGGAGTAGACTGCTGTCATCTGCATGGCAGAGCGTTCCGTGACCGTCTTCCCGGAGGTGGTGCCGCCAAGGAAGAAGCGGTAGGCGCTGCCGGAGGTGGAGTCCGTTGGCTTATCCCTTGATCTGAAAATGCTTGATAAAAAACTCATCTGATACCTCCTCAAATGAAAAGGATGCCTCGGCTGTCATAGACCGATGCACCCGTATCGTT